TTGATATTTATAAAACAACAGATATAACTAATATCAGTATTAGTAGTGGGGTTCTTAAAACTAATGGCTATAAATTAGAATTATACGACAACGACGAGCAACTTATTCCGTTAGCTGGTGATTTAGCGTCAAGTACTGCTATCGGTACTTCGTATAATAAAGATATTATTATAGATAGATTCTTAGTTACTAGTGGTTCATTACAGAATGCGTTACGCTCATATACAAATAGTGCATTAGAGCCTTATTTTTCTAATTTTGCATTATATTATCAAATGAAGTCGTTTAGTGGTACAGACTTTACAGATAGAGCTTTACCACATATCAAGAAGATGCTAGACCAAGTAATACTTCCTAGACTAGATAGCACAGTTTATGTTGAAAATACATTTATACACACAACAGGTTATGTATGGCGATGCACAACAGCAGGAACAAGTAATTCTTCGGCTCCTACATTTACAGGCACAACTGTCAATGATGGTACTGTAGTCTGGACACGTGAAATAGAACACGCAACTAACCATACAGCTTACCAGATGGCTTATACTGATGATTTAAGTGCGTTAAAGAAGCAAGATGCCGATGATTCAGCTATGGCTAGTATATTCTTTATGGTTGCTGCTTATATCCAGAATACAGGCGATAAATCATGGTTAGCAGGTGCATCTAATAATGGTGCTAGAGCTTATTCAGTTATTATTGATGCAATATGGACTGAGTATCTTGCGTTGGTTGTGGTTAATAATTTGCCTTATGTATTTCAACAAAACACAGACCCAATTACAGGAGCTGCTAATAATGTAGATATTGGTGATGGTACAATAGTACCGCTACAATACGCTGCTGATAGTGCGGAGGTGCTAGGTGGTGCTAAGTTGGCTAAAGAATATTATAGGCTTGTTGGCGATAAAATAAGATACGACCAAGCAGAAACATTACGTGCTTCATTAGTGACTGGTATTAATGGGCTATGGAGTACAGATCATTTTGTGTATTTCTATGGAGATTTAGAGTTAGACACAAGCACAGCAGCAGAAACCGCAAGATGGTACGCACAAGCTATTGTTATGCTATATATGGATGATGACGAGCTTACTTATGATAAACGTCTAGCTGCTACAACTTACATGAATAACAAGATAAGTGATTGGTGGTATAGAACTAGTGATAACCCTCATGCTTCATTATTTCCTTTGTTATATATGCTTGAGAAAGGTAATGATTTACAGAAGGTGCAAGATGGTATTAGAATCCTAGAGCAAGATTATTTTGTGAATGTAACTAACGATTTAGTAATACTAGATACTGCTTTATATATTTATATTAAGCAAAAGTTATTAGGTAGACAGCCACAAATAACATATACACAACCAACAAAAGCTAGTTTTATTAATATTACTGCAAGTACATACACCGCTAGTGATATAACAGTTATATATGCAGACGCAACTAGCAACGCAATAACGATAACATTACCCGCTGTTGCAAGTGTAGTAGATAGAGTGTATAATATTAAAAAAATAGATAGTAGCGTAAATACTGTTACAATAGACGGAAACTCGTCAGAAACAATAGACGGTTCAACCACTGTAGTAATTTCCTCACAGTACGATAGTGTAACTATACATAGTAATGGAAATGAGTGGTTTATATTATGACTTATATAAGTGCAAAAGGTGTAACATCAACTAGCAACTCTACAACAACTCCTTTGGGAAGTGGTGCTACATTTACTGGGGTTGGTGAGCAAAATAATTATAGCCAAGTCGGGGTAATGTGTAAAACTGATAACACAGGAACGCTTTACTTCGATTTTTCTAATGACGGTACTAACTGGGATTCTACATTTCCATCTAGTGGATTTGAGGTTGCTGATGGAATATCGGAGTTCCATACTGCGGTTAAATTAGGTAGATATTTCCGTGTTAGGTTGGTTAATGATAGTGGAGCACAAACATATTTAAGATTAACAACTTATTATGGTGATAACTTTGTTCCGTCTGTTACGCCGTTAAATCAAACAGTAGGGATTGATAGTGATGCTACATTAACACGCTCAACAGTACCACAAGATGAAATTAGAATTGGTAGACGTGCAGGGGTTACTGGTTGGACGAAATTCGCTTATCGGAGTAACTTAACCTCTGGTGGTGGAGATGAAATTATTTGGGCAAATAGTACGAGTAGTGATACTTTCACACCTATGACTAGTGCGGATACTTTTGATATAGAATATGATGGTACTGCTGGTGGTAGTACAGATGGGGCGGGTACTGTAGGTGCAACTGAATTAACTATTAGTTATATAGATTCTACAGGTAGACCTGCAACAGCAACACATACATTAGGAACTGACGGTGACGATACAACTGCATTTAGTGGATTAGGTATTAATCGTGTAGCTGTATCAGCAAGTGGTACAAACAAAGCTAATAAGAGTGAGATTAAAATATCTACTACATCTGGTGGTAGTACAGATGTGCAAGCTATTATTCCAGCGGGTGGCAGTGTAACACAGCAAGCAATATATTTTAATGGTTCTAATGATGACTCTGTAGCTAAGTTTTTATACTTTAATGTTAATAAGTTATCTGGAAGCAATCCAAAAGTAACTGTTTTAGGTTGGGCATATAATAGAGCTATTGATACAAAATTCGAGGTCTTTAGACATGTTGTTGATACTCAATCTGAAAATACAGTTATAATTGAAGACCCTGTTGGCTTTAATTTGTCGCCAACAGATGTTTTGTATTTTACGGCTAATACAGACCAAAATAATACACAAATAACTTTAAGATTTAGCTTAAACGAATATCAGAGGTCATAATGCCAACAAATCAAGAAGGTAAACACGCATCATTCAGAGCGATAGCGGGTACAACATTAGATTATAACGGCGATAGTTTAGCGGCGTTTCAAGCTGAGGGTGCTACATCTAATAATTATAATGAGGCTTTTATACAATGGTTGCAAATTCGCAATAGTAGCTCATTAACTGATTTAAATGATTTACAAAATGAATTTGCACTAGCTAATGGTTTTAGTAATTGGCAGAGTGTTAATACTATTAGTGCCTTACCTTAACTATTTGATTGTTATTTCAAAATAGTATATAATATAATTGAACACCGTCGGTGCAATCATTATTTGTAGTTTAATAAAAGTCAATCAAGGTTGAGATGGCAAAAGCTCGTAGTGTTGCAGAATGGTTTAATCTTATAAATAAGCAACAAGCTGTTTATCAAAATTATCTCAAAAAAGCACAAGACATTAATAACATTTATCGTGGATACAAAGGTAACTTAGACATCTACAATAGTGATGCGACCGCTTTTAATCAATCTGTTAGTAGTTATAATTTATTATACTCTAACACACAAATGATGATGCCTATCCTTTATAATCGCACCCCAGTTGCAGAATGTAGAGCCGAAAAGTCATTTGATAGACCTGCAAGGGTTGCATCAGAAGTTTTAGAAACTGCAATTAACAACAGTATTAAATCCTATAGTTTTGATTCTGTAATTAAATCAGCGGTTTTAGATTATTTATTAGGTGGTACTGGTTTAGTACGTATTTGTTACGACCCTATATTTGAGAAAAACGAATATGGTGAAGAAGACAAAATGTACGAAGAAGTTAAGTGTGAATACTTAGACTGGCGTAACGTTACGTTTGGTGCTGCTAAAAAATGGTGTAATGTTCCTTGGGTTGCTATTAAAGGGCTTGCTAGTAAAGACGAAATAACGGAAATGTTCGGGGCTTCTATTGCTAATAAGTTGGATTATGGCGAACATTCAATCCATTTACAGGAGCAAAAATATAATAATTACGATGGTAATGAAGAGCGTCAAGAAACCCTAAAAGATACCGTTGAAATATATGAAATATGGGATAAGGATAATAAAGAAGTATTATTTATTTGTAGTCAATTACCAGAGCCTTTAGATAGAACAGAAGACCCATTAAAATTAGAATGCTTTTATCCAATACCGGAGCCATTATTTAGTGTAACAACTAATGATTCATTAATTCCTATACCCTTATATGTTTATTATGCTGACCTACAGGAAGAGTTAGAAATTATTAGTACACGCATTAGATTTCTAATAAAAGAACTTAAACGTCGTGGTGTTGCTAATGGTGGAATAGACAATATTGATGATATAATTAATGCTCGTGATAATCAATTTGTACCTATTGCAAATTGGAATAGATTTAGCGAAAAAGGTGGAATACAAGCTGTTATTGCTGAAATGGATATAACAAGAATAGCAGAGGTTGTTCAAGGTTTATATCAACAAAGAAATGAGATTAAACAAACCATCTATGAGATTACAGGGCTTGCTGATATTATGCGTGCTCAAACAGACCCTAGAGAAACTTTAGGGGCTCAAAAACTAAAAAGTAACTTTGGTACATTACGTATATCTTCTATGCAACGTGAAGTTCAGCGTTTTATTAAAGATATTTATTCTATTATTGGTGAGATTATTAGTGAGCATTATTCTGTGCAATCTGTAATGTTAATCACGAACGAACCAGAAGAGGTAGTTAGATTATCTTTAGAAAAGTTTTTACGTAACCAGACACCACGCCAAGTTAGTATTGATATTGAAACAGATTCTACAATTGAAGCTAATGAAATGGAAGAACAAGCTAAGGCTGTTGAGTTCACTTCTGCTATATCGCAACTATCACCACAATTACCAGAGATGGCACAAACATTCGGTATTGATTTTACAGGTGAGTTGGTAACTTCTGTTTTACGTAAATTTAAGTTATCCCGTGGATTAGAGCAAGCATTAGAACAACAATTAAATAAATTAAAAGAACAACAAAGACAGGCTGAGGAAAACCCACCACCACCACCACCAGACCCTGATATTGTTAAGGCTGAGATGGATATGCAGAAGTTCCAAGCTGAATTACAGTTCAAACAACAACAGTTACAAGCCAATACACAAATAAAAGTTGCTGAATTAGAGTTAAAACAACAACAATTGCTTGTTGATGCTAATAAAACTGAAAGCGATATTGAGATGAATGAGTTTGATAAAGCGTTAGATGCTGCAAAGCTAACACTTGAGCAGGAAAAAATTAAAATAGAGGGTGCTAATCCTAATGTTAATACGGTGGTAGGTGTATGATTTTAACAGACTTAGAATGCGAACAAAGATGGGTTAGTAAAAGCCCAGAAAATCCGATAGTTATTGATAGTGACGAGGGTAAGCAAGTTATGGAATGGTTAGATAAAACTATTAACCAGAAAGTTGAACATCAAAAGCCACACTATATCACTTTTTTTAAACCATTTCAGAGTCCAGTGGATTTTTCTATGATTAATAATACACAGGATTTGAAAAATCATAACCGCCAGCATAATGTAGAGCAGGTGGGTAATGAGTATGTTAATAACGCAAATAAATATAAATAGGTAGATAATGACTGATATTTCCCCTGAGGTAGAGTCTACTGTAGAAACTACAGAAACTTTAAGAGACACTTTACTAAAAAACTATCAAGATTCACAAGTAGAAGAAAAACAGGAAGCACAACATATTGAAGAGGAAGAAGTACAGGAACAAGATAATATAAAGGAAACTAAAGAGGAACAAGAAGAAGTTAAAGATACTCCTGTATTAGATATTTATAAAGCACCAACCAATTGGAATGCAGAAGAGAAAGAATTATTTGATAACTTGCCTGATGATTTAGAATTAGAAGATGGCAAAGTTATACCAATAAAAGAGATTTTGACTAAGTATGACAAATCCCGTAATGCTGACTATACCCGCAAAACGCAGGAATTAGCAGAGCAAAAAAAGGAAGTCAAAGGCTTAGTTGATTTGTTAGAGCCGTATAAGGGTGAATTTGAGCAACAAAAAGTTAATCCAGTAGATTACTTCCGTGATTTAATGAATACAGCTACAGCGTTGCACAAAGACCCTGTTAATACGGTTAAATTAATTATGGATAGGTTCGGAGTAACACCCGATAAATTAGGAATAACGGCTGATTTGCAAGAGGCTGACTCCTTAAATGAAGAAGATGATTACCTGACTGACCATGAGCTGAAATTAAAAAACGAAAATAAACAATTAAAGGAGCGTTTAGACAAGCTAGAAAATAAATTCAATACTGAGCAATCCAATTCCCAAATAGAAAAGGAAAATGCACAAGTTGAGAATGTTATATCAGAGTTTGAAAATGCGAAAGATGAAGATGGGCAGTTGAAACACCCTTATTTTTCTAATGAAGAAGTGAAACAAGAAATAGCTGTTTTACTTGGCACTGGTAATAATTTAGAAGATGCTTATAAAAAATCCCCAACAGTAAAGCGTTTGGAATTTGAAGCTAAGAATAAAGAAACACCAGAGCAACAGGCGACTAGAAAAAGAATGGCAATCAATCAAGCTAAGAAAGCATCTAGACGTGTTGACAGCACTATGATTGATGAAGATTTATCGGCTAAAAGTCTAAGAGAGCATTTAATGGTTAATTTTCAAAGACAAAATAATAATTAAAGGTAATAATTATGGTTTCTCCTAATTTAAGTGAGATAGTAACTACCACATTACGTCAAAGACAAAAGACGCTTGCGGATAACGTTACTAATAATAACGGTTTACTTGTTCGTCTAAAAGAGAAAGGTAAAATCGTTACTGTTTCTGGTGGTCGTACTCTTGTTGAGCCTTTGGCATACGCAGAGAATGGCAACTATCAATGGTACAATGGGTATGAAGTATTAAATATTTCACCTACTGATATGATTAGTGCAGCTGAATATGATTGGAAACAAGCTAGTTCTGTTGTATCTATGAGTGGTTTAGAAGAGTTACAAAATAACGGTTCTGAGGCAATAATTGACTTATTAAATAGTCGTATTGATATCACAATCAACACTATCAAAAATAACCTTTCTGAGGGTATTTATTCTGATGGTACTGGTTCAGGTGGTAAGCAAATCGGCGGTTTACAATTGCTTGTTGCTGATGACCCTACAACTGGAACAGTTGGTGGAATTGACCGTTCTACCAATACATTCTGGAGAAATAGTTTTGTAGATTATGGGGCAGTTTCTGCCACTACTTCTGCAAACGTTATTTCACGTATGAACTCAATGTATAATTCATTAGTTCGTGGTAATGATGTTCCAGATTTAATTGTAGCTGATACAAACTACTTTGGTTTCTATCAAGACGCATTACAATCTCAACAACGATTTGCAAGTCCAGATTCTAAACTTGCTGCTGCTGGGTTTATGGTGCTTAAATATGCTAATTCTGATGTAATTCTTGAGAATGGTTCAGGTATTTCAACTGATCACATGTATTTCTTAAATACTGATTATATTAATTTAGCTGTACATTCTAATAGAAATATTACACCACAAGATTCTAGAACTCCAGTTAACCAAGATGCAATGGTTATTCCTGTGTTATGGGCTGGTAATATGCGTTTAAGTAATGCTTCTTTACAAGGTGTAATTTTTGAATAATAAGTGAGGTTAATATGACTTTTTCAACTGATGGAAAGTTAGGTATAGATTTTACGCAAGTAGATACTATACCTACACAAACACTTGGCGCAACAGCAATTGCAAATGATGGTAGTGAGTACATTTATGGACAAGCTAACGGTGCATTTACTTTAGGTGCTGGGCAAGTAGTACAAATCGAAACTACAGGTAGTATTTTCGATGGTACTTTAATTTCAACTACAACTTCTGCATCTTCTCGTGGTGATTTAGTTGGTGTTGTTCAGGCTGTAATGGCAGATAATGAGTATGGTTGGTTTCAAATAAGAGGCTTATGTACTGTTTATGTATTAGCAAGTTGTGCTGCACATACACAACTTAATACGACTGCTACAGGTGGACAATTAGACGATGACGCTACTGTTGGAGCAGAAGTAATTGAAAACTT